AGCCAATAGCTTGGATGATGATGGTATTGTTGGTCCTGCCACTTGGGATGCTATGGGTATCGCTACTACTGATAATTCGGAAAAAACTTATACAACGGAAAACGGATTAATCGTAAATAGACACTTCCTTCCACCCGGTGAGTACAAATCTGGTCCGACAAACAAAGAATATGTTTTTTTACATCATACAGCAGGATGGCATAATCCCTTTAAGACAATTGATAACTGGGGTAGAGATTCAAGAGGTGCCGTAGCCACAGAATTTGTACTAGGCGGTCCTTCAATTAAAGGAAACGACGGCAAATATGACGGTGTAATGGTACAAGCATTTCCCGAAGGAGGATACGGCTGGCACTTAGGTAAAAATGGCTCTCAGCATATGCATACTCATTCTGTAGGTGTAGAGGTAAATAATTTTGGATACATAATTGACGGTAAAACTTATGCCGGTACTACGGCTCATGAATCACAAATCGTTAAATTAGCAAAACCATTTAGAGGACATAGTTTATGGCACAGATATTCTGATGCACAAATTGATGCAATGCGCTTATGGATTTTATGGATTGCTGAAAGAGATAATATTGATGTTAGAGCCGGATTGCCTGCTTTAATTAAAGAAAAAGGTGCAGATGCCTTTGAATTTAACGAAGACGCTTATTACGGAAAAGTAAAAGGTACATGGACTCATACCAATACTAGAAAAGATAAAGTAGATATGTTCCCACAGCAGGAGCTTATGGATATGTTAATAAGCTTATAATGGAAGTCAAAGAATTAGAAGATATATTTAAAACAGAAGAATTTAAAACTCTTTCATTCTGGAAGAGAGTTTGGGTTCGGATTAAGGTTGCTTTTATTTATACGATAACTATTTTTTAAAACAGTAATGATTAAATCAACCTATATGAAATTGATATTAGCCAGCACAGCATCAGTAGGCTTCTTCTGCTCCTACTTTCTTCAACTGACCATGGATAATGCCGAACAGTTCTTAGCTGTAGCAGCTGTATTATTGTTAGATGGATTTTTTGGTGTAATAGCAGGTATTAAAAGAGAAGGCTTTAAAACATATAAAGCTCTTAAAGTATTAAAATCATTAGTAACTTGGGAGATAATCCTTACAGCTATATTAATGATTGAAAAAGGTTTTGCCGGTACAAGTTGGTTAAGTGAAACAGTTATTACCCCATTTATAGTTTTTCAATTAATGTCTGCTCTTAAGAACGCTTCTATGGCAGGTTTCATCAAAAATGAGTTATTAAACATTATTTTAGATAAAATCGATAAACATAAAGGCGATAGAGTATGAAACAATTATTGAATAGTATTACTGATACACGTATGGTGTATCTTTTAATGTCACTTGTACTACTTACAGGATATTTTTTAGAATCTTGGGAAGTAGTAATTTTTGTAACATTTATGTTGAACGTTGGAGTATGGACAGGTTTTTGTCCTTCTAAATGGTTCTTCGCTAAATGCGGATTTAAGAAAGCAGACCTTTAAAAATGAAAGCATTAAGTGGAATATCACTAAATGCCAAAATATCCCTAGGCGTTGCAGGAGTCATTATGATGACTTTCTTCGCCGTACAAACATGTATCGTTTTCGGATTATGTAAACCAACACTCTTCTTAGCGAAGTTTGGTTGGGGCTGCGTAGTATTTTTCATGCCACCGTTTTTCAAAGTTGTAAGCGAGTTCATCAATAACATAAAAACCAGAGAGGAGAAAGTAAACTCTCAGCTAGCTGGAATTAGCCGTTCAAATCTCGTTGTTACTTTAACAATGGATGGACATATAATTACTGCAAATGATAACTTCTGCAATCTCATGGGCTGTAGTGAAAGTGGTATGATTAAAAGACCTCATCATCAAATGGTATCCCCGGAATATGCTAAGAGTAAAGAGTATTTAGAGTTCTGGGAGACCCTTAGAAGAGGTGAAAGCATTACAGGAGAGTTTGAAAGAATTGCAAAAGACGGTTCTCAAAGATGGTTGTTTGGTAATTATACACCTATTAAAAACGCAAAAGGTAAATACGATACAATTTTAAAGATCGCAACTGACATTACAGCTCAACATGAAGCTGAAGATATAGTAAATCAAAAAAACTCCTATCTAGAACACGCAGCTAAAATACTTAGACACGACATGCATTCAGGTATTAATACTTATATGCCTAGAGGCTTAGGTTCTTTAAAAAGAAGATTAAGTGAAGATCAAATTAAAGAATTGAAGATACAAGCTCCTCTTAAAATGCTAGAAGAAGGTTTAAAACACACTCAAAAAGTCTATGCAGGAGTTAAAGAGTTTACTAACCTGGTAAAAGAAGAAGTACAATTAGATACAAAAGTTTTAGATTTAAAGAGTATATTGAAAAACTATCTTAATTCAACCTCCTATACAAAACAAGTAGTTATTGATGAACTGATAGAATGTGAAGTTAATGAACCTCTTTTTTGTACTGCGATAGACAATTTAATACGTAATGGTCTTAAGTATAATGATAGCTCTACTAAGACAGTTATGATTTACATGGAAAGCAAAGATACGTTATGCATACAGGATAACGGAAGAGGAATGAGTCAAAAAGAATTTACAGAATTATCTAAGCCTTATACTAGAAAAAAAGATCAAAGAGAAAGTGGTTCCGGGTTAGGTTTAAACATATGTATAGCTATACTGAGAGAGCATAAATTTACTATAACAGCAGAAAAAATTAACCCTGGAACTAAAATAAAAATAAAACTACAATGACAACAATAATAAACTCTATCCTTTTAATAGATGATGAAGATCTCTTCCACTTAGTATTCGAAGATGCATGTAGCATTTTAGATATAACGCTATCTTTAGAAGCACTAAACTCTAGTGATGAAGCTGATAAGCTATTTAAGGAATGGTTTCCGGATGATCCCAACCATGAAAGACCGGAATGTGTATTTGTAGATTTAAATATTATAGGTTCATCCTTCGACGGGATCGAAATGATTAGAAAGATTAACTACGATTACGGAAATGGATGCGTAGTTGGGATAATATCTTCTTCAGACGATACCCAAGAAATTGAAAAAGCAAAAGCAGCAGGTGCACAGTTCTGGATTATTAAATCAGATGATATTGAACCCCGTCTGGAAGAATTTAGAGAAGACTACCAGGGATATAAGGATAAAACAAACCCTTTTAAAATTTATAAATAAATGTTAAAAAAACTAGGACATATATTAACTTACCATGATTCAGAACCTACTGAAGTTCTTCAAGGTCTAATATGGTTAATATTTGCCCCTATTGTTTTAGAAGCAACATTTTTTCCAAACCTATGGTATGTCGCACTTATTTCTGTACTAACTGGATTCCTAACCCTGTACTCAGTAGTATATGAAAGCTTAACTACAAGGAAATACGCTGCCTATGTATATGGACTTCTATCTTTAACATTCGTAATATTATTTTTTAAAGATAACGGACTTTATTCAAACCCTATGAACTGGGGCTGGGTAGTTATTTCTATAAGTGCAATTAGTAATACTAGAAGAATACAGCGGAAAATTCAAGCTCAACAAGAAAGCACAGTAGAGAGAGATGTAAGTAAGATGTATAGAGAAGACTTAGAGCAAAAAATTCAAACACAAGAAAAAGAAATCTTTGATTTAAGACTTGAGAATATTAAATTAAAAGAAAAGTAGAAGATACACAAATGAAAGTTACTGAGGAAGTTAAAAAAGTGTTATTAACTTTCGCTAAAGAGAAAAAAATATATTTAGAAGGTAATATATTAAAAGTACTTATAGCGGAAGAAAAAGATAAAGAATTTGCAGAATACTTAGAAACATGTAAAGTAAAAGATTCAGCTGCCCGTAAAAAAAGACTACAGGTAACTAAACAAGTTCAAAAACAAAATAAAGAATTAGTTGCTAAAGAGAAACAAAATGATACTTTAATGGAAGAACTTAAAGTAGCATTAGAAGAAGCAAAACGGTCTGAAGAGGAAGCTCAAACATTAAGAGAAGAAGCAGAGCAAGGCAAGGAGCAAGCATTAGAAGACCTAGAGTTAATGCAGAAGAAAACACAGTTTGAACTAGTAGGTACTATCGTCCGCATAGCATTAGCAGTAATAGTAGGAGTAGGTATTGTAACTAGCGTAATGTACGGTATCGCAATTGTATCAAACTACGATACACAGATTATTGGATCAACTTGGTCGAACATGTTCGGCATACTCCTTACTAACGCTTTTTCGATTGTCGGAACGATAATGGGCGTGAAATACGCTACAGAAAAAGAATAAAGGAAGTTGCTTACTTATTAACTTCTATTTATATTTAATTATGTTGGAAAAATTAAAGCAAAGATTATTCCCATCACTAATAGCATTATCAGCATTATCTGTCTCAGCCTCTGCTGCTTTCTATTCAGTGAGCGGATTATCTAAACTCTTTGCCGGAGCAGCATTTGCAGTAATAGTTATGGCAGCTTCTCTAGAAGTAGCTAAGCTCGTAATTGCTTCTCTACTTTACCAGTATCGGAAAAATCTACCGCGTCTATTAAAATACTACCTGTCAGTAGCTTGTTTAGTATTGATATTAATAACATCTATGGGTATTTACGGATTCCTAAGCGCTGCTTATCAAGAAACAGCTTCTAAAGCAGGCTCTATAGATTCTAAGATAGCATTAATAGAAACAAAGAGAGATAACGTTAAAGAACAATTGACAGGGTATAACAGCGAAAAAGGAACAATCGATAAAGCAGTAGCCGATCTAAGAAAAGGATTATCCAACAATAAGATTCAGTATACAAACGCTGACGGCCAATTAATAACAACTACTTCCTCCTCAACTAGAAAAGCGTTAGAAAAGCAGCTAGATCAAGCAATCGAAAGACAAGGAACCATTAATCTTAAAGTTGATAAGTTGAATGAAAAACTATTTGATTATGAGACTGAAATAGTGGAAATTTCAACTAACAGCGAATTAGCCGGAGAGTTAGGACCGTTAAAATATCTCTCCGGCTTGACCGGATACCCTATGGATAAAATTATAAACATCCTACTACTTACAATTATATTTGTATTTGATCCTTTAGCGATCGCCTTAGTTATTGCAGCAAACTTTGCTTTCGAGCAGATACGCTCTAAGACGAAAGAAAATATCTACGGAGAAACTATAGAGATCGAAGAAGTAGAAGAAGAAAGTACACAGGAAGTATCTACACCAGAAGAGGTTATAGAAACAACCAATAACACCCCAGATGAAAAAAAGAAAGAAAAACCGGCACCAATGTATAAAGATCCATCTCAATTATCATCTTATAGAAGAAGAAAAATAGAAGAAGAGGGTAAGAGATATTGGTAAAAGAAGTTGTTAAAGAGTACTAAAGTTCTTATATTAAAAGAACATATTTAAAAGTTATTAAAATAAAAATGAACAATACCGTTAAAAATCAAGAAAAGGTAGTCGAAATTGCAGGCCACCACTTAGGAAAAGTAGGAGGTGCAGGATACAGCGACCAATACAATCCAGACCTCTTAGTAGCTATTCCTCGAGACCTAAATAGGGAAGCTTACGAAATAAAAGAAGATGCCCTACCTTTTGTAGGGAGTGACGTCTGGAATTGCTATGAAGTATCAGCAATCACCACTACCGGTAGACCTGTAGTGGGTATGATGAAAATCATATACCCTTCAGACTCTCAATTCCACGTAGAATCTAAATCTATTAAACTGTATTTAAATTCATTCAATATGACAAAGCTGGGAGATACAGAAGCTGAATGTATTGCACTCCTAGAACAAACAGTTGAAAAAGACTTAAGTATTAGATTAAAAACTAACGTAAATGCAAAATTATTCACAACCATGTATGCTCCAGAGTTTGATATGGACAGACAAGGCTTTGTGCGCCTAGACGCATTAGTGGATCTTGATACAGTTGAGTTCAATGTATTTAAATCAGACGCAAGTCAATTGAGAGGAGTAGACGACGTAGTCACCGATGAAGTGATTAAGATAAGTTCTGACCTATTGAGATCTAACTGTAGAGTAACAAACCAACCAGACTGGGGAGATATCTATATACACATGGAAGGAGTAAATACCCCCGACTATGAATCTATTGCAAGGTATGTTGTATCTCATAGACAAGTATCACACTTCCACGAAGAGATTGTAGAAATGGTATTTACTCACCTAACTCAAGCCTACAAGCCAAATAAGTTAATGGTAGCAGCTCTATACACAAGAAGAGGAGGTCTAGATATTAATCCAATTAGAGCTACCCATCAAGATATGATACCAGTAGGGTTTACTAGCACTGATTTTATTAACCGTAAAACATTAAGGCAGTAAAACAAAAGTTGCCTAGTAAAAAAATAATCCGTATATTTAGGTAATGCCTGAAGAAAAGAAAAAATATAAATCCTACTACGTACCGAAAAACTCCGAACCTAGGAGTGTTTACCAGTTAGAGTTTGAAGAGGAAGACGGTACTACAAGTATTTGGAAGTACGATAAAAAGAAAAACCCAAACGGTCCGTACCAGACAGTAATCAAATACCCTCCCGGATGTAACTTCTACCCAGATAAAAAAATACCTAAAACTAAGAAAAAATACCTAAACCCGAAAACCGGAAAAGAAGTAAGCTACGCAAGAGCAAAAACTTTAGGACTGGTATAACTCCGTAACAGAAAAATGATATTACCCGTAACAATAACCGCAGCAATACTCCTAATAATAACGCTACTCCTAGGTCTCTCCCTATTGAAAGCTAAGCAACAAGTAAAGGATATACAAGAGGATTTTAAATTAGAGAGAGACAAAATTAGAAAAGATGCAAAGTTTAGGTCTTCTGCTGTTAACTGGGGTAAGACAATAGAGCATTTTGTACCGTTTATGGATAAATTTCCTATACCGCCCGAAGATGTAGTATTCTTAGGAATGCCTATAGATTATGTAGGCTTCAGTAATACTGGAAGTAAAACTAAATGTGAAGTACACTTCGTAGAAGTTAAATCAGGGAACTCCTTCCTAATGGGAAAACAGAAGAATATAAAAAGGGCAATAGAAGAAGGTAGAGTTTATTGGCACGAAATAGGAGTAGAGAGTAATAGAGCTAAAAAAGGTACAGAGTAGCATGGGATTAAGAAAGCAATCAATCAGGAGAATAGATGAAGTCTTCATAGATGGAAAGAGCACTAGTAAAGAAGAGCTTATAGAGCTAAGCTTAGATTGGGCAGAAAAAGAACTCATACTTTTTAAAAAGGTATTAGCCCAAGGAGGTAGTTGTAGAATACACGGTAAGACTTACAGGGTTGATAAAGCAGAACCTATTAGAATGGTGACAAAATAAATATTAAAAAATGAAAAAGAGATCTAAAGCAATTCATGCAGAATTAAGAAAAGAAAGTAAAAAATTTGACGGATGGCTCAAATATGAAGTAACAATTCAACACCCTGACGGAACAACAGAGCAAGTACCAGCCTACGGGAAAGATCTTCAAGATGCCTTATCAAGAGTAGCACACGATAAAAAAGTAGAGAAGCTAACAAGAATTAATCTCCCTACAATATCTACTATATTCTTAATAGTATTGGCATTAACAACTTTTACAACTATAGGATACAACCTAGACAGGTTAGGTGATAGTACAGGCCCTGTAGTAATTTCTGCAGTGGTGGTGTTAGCAACTCTTACACTAAGTGTAGGAAACTGGTTTAGCATTAGAAACACAGACAAATAAGTTGATATTCTGAAGAATAGATACTATATTAAGTTATAATAAAAAGGATTAGCCTATATCCTATTAATACCTGGCAAATTTAAGTTATAAAAACAATGCAATTAGAATTTGATTTTAACAAAGGAAAGCACGTAGTAGTATCACTTTCAGGTGGTATGGATAGCTCAACGTTGTTGCTTAGAGCACTAAATGAGTATGAAACAGTAACAGCTTTATCATTCGACTACGGCCAAAAACATAGAGTTGAATTAGAAAGAGCTCAATCATTAGTAGATTATCTTAACAAAAATGGACATAAGGTAACTTACCAACAAATTAAATTAGAAGGTCTAGTTAAATTACTAGACTCAGCTTTAGTAGAAGGTGGTGATGAGGTACCTGAAGGACATTACGAGCAAGATAATATGAAAGCAACAGTTGTACCTAACAGAAATAAAATCTTTGCTTCTATTACCCAAGCAGCTGCTTTATCTGTAGCAAATAAAACAGAAGAAAGAACAGATATTGCTTTAGGAATCCATGCCGGTGACCATGCTATTTATCCTGATTGTAGACAAGAATTTAGAGATGCAGATGATGCTGCTTTTAGAGAAGGTAATTGGGGAGCTGATATGGTAAGTTATTGGACACCTTACCTTGAAGGAGATAAGTTTACTATCTTACAAGATGGAGAAGTATTATGTGAAAAATTAGGTATTGATTTTGATGAGGTTTATAAAAGAACTAATACATCCTATAAGCCAATCTTCATAGAAGGTGATTTTGAAGACAGAGTTATTAAAGATCTCTCATCCCTACCATGGAGATCAGGCAAATGGTACTCAGATTATAAATCAGCATCGTCAGTTGAACGTGTAGAAGCATTTATCAATCTAGGTCGTCCTGATCCAGCAGAATATGCAGACGAAACAGGACCGGTAACGTGGGAACATGTAGTAACAGAAGTAACAAAAGTACTAGATAACCATAACCTTTAAAATTATGAGCGACGGTAAAACAGAAGCAATGAGAGGAACTTACTTTAACAGTAAAAGTAAGAACGTAAGTACTACTAGTGAAGTAAAGCATAGTAAGTTCTATTACGATGGAGAAAGAAATAGACCATACGCTAAAGAAGATATTATGAAGGTTGAGAAAGAAGATTTAAAATACATGCCAAACCAAAAAAAGCATCAAATTACAAGCTTCATCAAATCAGGAGTCAGAATAGCAGGTTACATTTTTATCCCATTTGATGTGGTTTTCGCAACAATTGTTCTTATATTAAGTGAAGTAATAGGAATAGTAGAAGAATTAGTTTAAGTAAATAATATGAATAAATTAATATACATAAGTGCAAGTTGGTGTGGCCCTTGCAAGACCTTCGGACCGGTAATGAATCAAGTAGCGGAATCCGGAATACCGGTAACAAAGGTAGATGCAGACCGAGATCAACAAGCACTGGTAGACTTCCAAGTAAGGAGCGTACCAGCAGTAGTTAAAGTAGATGAATCAGGAAAGATGCTTGATAAGTTTATAGGAGTTAAATCTATGGAAGAAGTACTAAACTTTTACAATGGGTAAGTTTCAATCAACAAAAGTATTCGACGGGTTTAGTACAGTATTTCGTCAATGGAATGCAGCAGGTACTCATTGTCAAAAACTACATGGATACGGAATAAGTTTTAAAGTAACCTTTGAAGGAGAGTTAGATGAACGTAACTGGGTATGGGACTTTGGAGGGATGAAAAGAGCTAAAACCCTCATCGACGGTAAGCAACCTAAAGCCTGGATGGACTATATGTTCGACCATACCTTCATAGTAGCAGAGGATGATCCGTTCAAAGAGTCGTTTATGAAAATGGATGAAGCAGAAGTAGCGCAGGTAAGAATAGTACCAGCTACCGGAGCAGAAAAGTTCTCCGAGTATATCTACAACAAGCTAAATACCTTTGTAAAAGAGGAAACTCAAGGAAGAGTGAAGATCATATCAGTAGAGTTTATGGAACACGGTAAAAATACCGCACTTTATATTGCAGACTAAATGACTGAAGAAGACGAAGCTTGGGAAATGCACGAACCTAAAGACGGCTTTTCTAAGCAAGACGAGGAAGACCTTCTTAAAATGCTACAGAACATGCCGATAGCCAAGGAGCCGAAGAAGAAAAAACCTTGGAAACCTGAAAAATAAGTAATGAAAATACAGATACATGCATTAGAATTATCAGAAGAAATACGTACCCTATACCTAACAAAGCAACTATACAACCTCAGAATAGATTACGCAACTTCTAACCTCCTTGCAACTCGTAAAGGAGAGCAGGAGACTCTAATAGTCTATAGCTTTAGTAAAATGCTAAGACTAGATAATAGATTTGCTTCCTGTAAAATATTTCAAAATACTGCAGAGATAATTATAGAGTTTGAAGTTGGAGAAGAACATTAAAAGTACTATATTAAAGAAAATAAAAGATGGGATTAAAGAGAATAGAAGACTACGATAAGGTACTGCCTGTACTTGAACTTTACACAGCAGTACAGTCTGAAGGATCAAGGCAAGGGTATCCTACAGTTGTAATACGTACAACCGGATGTACCCATAGATGCTGGTTCGGAGAAGGTGGATGGTGTGATAGTTGGCAAACTAGTATACATCCTGAAAAAGGAGAGTATACCTTTAATAAGATTATAGAAATGTACGATAAGCATCCATACATTAAAGAGATGATGCTAACTGGCGGTTCACCTACCATGCACCCTGCCATAGTAAATGAACTAACAAACTTTGCTAAAGAGAGAGGAATAGTAATAACTATAG